CAAAATTTAACATAATCAGCTTAACCTTGTATTATGAGTGAGGTTATCAAAGTTAGATGTTCGAAGACTACAAAATATATTGCTGATAAAATATTAGCTTTAAGAAGAGGTCATGGATTAACTCAAGAAAAATTCGCTGAAAAAGTTGGATTAGATACTAGAACTGTTCAAAGAATAGAGAAAGGTGAACATCGAGCATCAGCTGAAACTATGGAAGCAATTGCTTTAGCATTTAATATTCCTGTGAGATATTTCTTTGATAACTCCGTTTATGAACTTGAAGATAACAAATCAAAACTAATAGAAGAAATTGTCGCTGAACTTAAACTTATGTCAGTTGAGAATATTCACACAGTTAAGAGATTTGTTAAAATTTTGAGTTAATAATAAGTTTAAAACTGAATATGAGTAATTTACATAAAATCAAAAAGGTTTTATGATATTTTGCTGCGTTTATCTTTTTTATTAATTTTGTTTTATAATACCAATGTGAAAAATTTTTTTTGTTGGTTATATTTTATATTAGTATTTCTGATTTGCTCTTTATCTGTAAATGCAGCTAGTTACTACAAAGTTTTAAAAGTATTAGATGGCGATACGTTTATTATTGATTTTAATTCAAATGGAATTATTGATTCTAATGAACGAGTTAGAGTTAATGGTATCGATGCTTTTGAAATAAAAATTAATAATTCATTAAAAAAACAAGCTGGAAAGTTTAATATTACTACTCTGCAAGCACTAAAACTTGGATATTTAGGGAAAACTTTTGCTGAGAAAAACCTATTAAATAAATATGTAAAAGTTGAATATTCTGCTAAAAGTAGAAAAGATTATTATGGTAGAGAACTTGCTTCTATATATTACAACTGCAACAAAAATGGTAAATGTAAATCTTATGAGCAAGAAATATTAAAATCCGGATATGCTTTTCTTTACCCTTATTCAAATATTAAAAAGCAATTAAAACCTTATTTAAATAAAGATAAAATACTTGTAAATGCAAAGAATAGCGACAAATTGGATATTGTCGTATTGAATAAGAAACGAGATTTATTTCATGAAATAAATTGCGAATATGCATGGAAAGCGAAACAACAAGAATTAATAAAAAGAGGTTCTGTAGGTAAATATAAACATCCTGCCTGCTGTTGCCATAATTGTCAACCTGAACAATTGCAAGATAAGATATCCCGAGAAGATAGAATCTATCCTGCAAATGCTAATGAAAGTAATATACAATTATTTTTCTTAAGCCCTTTGGTACAAATAGTTCCTGAAAACAGATGTGCTACTAATGCTTGTAAAATGCTTGTTTATAATATAAACCATGCAAAATACAGTATTGATTTTGCAATATATGGGATTAGAGAACAAGATGAAGTTTTAAATGCACTAGAACAAGCTCAAAAAAGAGGAGTAAAAATACGTTGGGTTACTGATATTAATGAAAAAGGCAAAAATATTTATCGTGACACAGAAAAATTAATGGAAATTGTACCACAATACAAAACAGATGGTCATGAGCAAAAAAATGAAGATACCAAAACTGCACATTATATATTTCCAAATAAAGCAATAATGCATGATAAGTTTTTTATTTTTGATAAAAAAATTGTGTTTACAGGTTCTACAAATATCAGTAATACTTGTTTAACTGGTTATAATTCAAATGTAGCAGTGCTGATTAATGATGAAAAAATTGCTGATGTTTATGAGCAAGAATTTGAACAAATGTTTTTAGGAAAGTTTCATAATAAAAAAACACCGGTAATAAATAATGAACATATAAAAATGGGAAATATAGATGTTTCAGTATATTTTTCACCTACTAATAAAGCCGGAACAACACAAGTAATTCCATTAATTCAAAAAGCAAAACATTATATTTATATTCCAGCGTTCTATTTTACAAGAAAAGATATGGTTGAAGAACTTATTAAGGCTAAAAATAGAGGTGTTGATGTGAAAATAATTTTAGATCAGACTTGTGCAGGGGCAAAATATAGCAATATCAGTTATATTAGAAAAAATGGTATTGAAATTAAAGTTGAAAATTGGTCAGGTAAAATGCACATGAAATCTATTATTATTGATAATTCCACTCTCGTAATAGGTTCTATGAACTTTACAAAGCAGGGAGAGTCCATTAATGATGAAAATTGTTTAATAATCAAAAATGCACCAGAACTCACCTCTGCTTATAAAGCTCACTTCCTAGAATTATGGAATTCACTTCCTAGTCTATAAATGACAAAATAAACATTGATTTTCACCACAATCATCTTCGTCAAACATGTTTTCATCATTTACAAATAAGTTTATTAATTTACGTGGAGCTGTTCCTTTTTTCTTCTGTTGTTTTGCATAGAAATCTGTTCGAATTTTTGTAGCTGTGTCAGGTTTAATCATATCTTCTAAAGCCATATCAAGATTCCAGCCAATTCTTTTAAATTTACAACCTGGAGGATTTTTTTCATCTTCAAAGGCTTTCGCTTTCATAAACAAATCCGGATGGTGTTCATAAAGATTTAGCCAAGTCATTTTTGATTGAAATGGACAGAAATAGCACCCTGAACGTTTTGACCATTTATAATAATCTGGTAAACCAACACCTGCCTTATCTAATATGTCTAAAACATCAGAGTGTGTAATTCCATTCTCAACAAAAGGATATTCTTCTTGAATATAAGTATCGCCATATTTGTTAAATTTAGCTCTTTGAGGTTCATCCGCTCTTATTCCGAGATATAGATGAATTAATCCCTCACCTTCTTCCTTAAACATATCATAAATATATTTTCTGAAAGGCTTTGTTTTCATCTCAACAGTACACCATCTTTTAATTGGAGATGGAAAATAATTATACATAGCCATTAGATATTCAAAGTTTTTATAAGGTTTAATTCTTTTAATTTCTTTGCCCAAAAATAATTCAATTTTATTCAAGTAATCATAAGTTTCGGGCAACTCGCATTCTGTATCGCAAAAAATGTATTGAATTTTCTCATGAATTTCAGGTAAATTTTCTTTTATATAAAACGCAAGCGCGGTCGAATCTTTACCTCCAGATAAGCTCAAAATATGATAATCTTTTTCGTCCATAACTTTCCTCCTACCTTAACCATTGACCACTTTTCGTAACAATATAATTTGTTCAGGCTTAGATAGCTTCAGAACGTTTTTTAGAACTGAATTAAAATTTGCAGTTATAGTATTATTAGAAGAACCAATAGTAACCTCTAACACATAAAATTTTAAAGCTAATTCTTTAATTTTAATTTTGAAATCTGCAACATCTTCATCACTCCAATCTTTCGGGACTCTGCTTTGATTTATAAAAGTTGCGATTCTCTCTATCCAGCATCTATCTGAAACTTCGTCATTGGTAATATTTGCATATAAAGTTTTCATTTCCTTTGCACCAATAAATTCTTCAGCGGTTTTAAATCTTTCCGAAAGTTCAGCTCGATTTTTTGCTTGGAAGGCTTCTAAGGTAAACGTTTTAATTCCGTTTATCATAACATCTGTTGCAGTTTTTAATTCATTAAGAATTTGTTCAAAAGAGTATGCAAAATCATTGTCGCAATCTTTGAGCTTCTTGCCTTGAAGAATTCTTGGAATATCTGTTGTTATAAGATTAATTGGATCTTTTGCGTTAATGACTGTATTTCTAAATTTTATGGTTTTTGCAGTTAATCGTTCAGTCTGAATTGTATATTTATCTAAGCCTCTAATAAATCCTATTAAACCTTTTAATGTATCTAAAACATTGTTTGATTTTTGTGGCAAAACTAAGCTTGAAATATCAGCTAAAACTGTGGCTTGCTCAAAAATAGTTTTTTGAATTTCAAAATTTTCAGGGCAGAAAATAATCTTATCAAACAAAAGTTGGTTTATTTTTAGTTGGAATTGAAACTTCTCATAAATAGCAAATGAGTCTTTATTCTTAGCTAAAACATCCAAAAGAAGAATTGAAACTATTGATTTTGTTAATCCATAAGAAATAAATTTTTGATAAATTTGAGAAAGATTTACTCGATGATCTTTAGACAAAGAAACATTGAGTTCTTGTTCTAATTCTTTAAATTTTGAGTTCTCACTTAATAATTCTTCTTTAATAAAAGCCTCCATACTATAAGGTTTAAGAGCTTCGCCATCTAACAAATGTTTTGCCAAATTTCGAATAGCTTTTGTTACTGTTGCAGTTGGTTTTTCTTCCTTCAAATATTCAAGATTTAATTCGGGTCTTTTCGGAAACTCGGAACTTATCCAACTTTCACAAGGATTATTTTTCAAGAATAAACGTCCTTTTTCAGTTAAGAAAAATTTCTGCTTTTTTTGAATAATAAATTCATTAGTAATTGCAAACTTTTTTAATTCTTTAGTTTGCGTATTGGTTAAACCTAAAATAAAATTGACTTTGAGATTTTTGAATAACTGTGAGTCATTTTTAACCCCCTTTAATAATTTGTTTAAAAAAATCATCATAAAACCTTTCTTGTGGATACTAGATACCACATTTTTTTGCCAACTATAAGTGCAGACCAACACTATATAATGTCTAATGCCAAAACACCACACACACCCGGCAATATTTAATTAATCCAAGTCTGAGAATGAACAATGCCTGTTCAAGAATAAATTCAATTGTAATTTTCGATACACAATATATTATTAGAAAACAATATTAAGATAGTTAAATGCTAAAAATATTCAATTGTCGGCGTAGCTAATAAATAAAGCTTATATTTATACTATACATGAGGATCATGAGGAACATGAAAAAATTAATTATTTTTTAATAATTTATATTATTTTAAAAAATTCTCTACTTCGTGTAAGATTTCATCAAAATCATCATCTGTAAGTTTTAGATAGGGTCTTGCAGGTATTTCAACTTTTTTATTTTTTCCTGCCATACCGCCAAGTTGATGAATTGCCGCATAATCGAGGTTAGAACCGACAACAGCAGAATCGTCATCATATTGAGTGTTAACAGATGCCGCAAGTTTTCCATTAACTTGCAAAATTTGTCCCGGCCATTTATTTTTCTTTCTGCGTTTTTCTTTTGTAATATCTGCAAGGTCAGTCCATTTTTCAGGTCTGCCCTCTTCTTTAAAGTTTTCCTCAGTTGAATAAGCAAAAATACCTGCGATGTTTTTCATTAACGGTCGCAGGTTTTCTGTGCGTTTTGCCAGTTCTAGTAATCTTTCGTTAACAGCTTTATTGTCGATTTTTATTTCAATCGGATCTTCTGCCATTTTCAAAAGTTTCCTTGATTGGGTAATTTGCAATTAATAACTCTTTAAAGACTTTGTTTGCTCTATCTACCCCCTGACGGTTATTAATTCCGTTTTGCCTTTGAACATCGACCATTTCAAACCCTTTATACAACTCTCGGATTTTTGGAGAATCATCATAGGAAAGCAAAAATCTGCCTTTGATGTTGCCAAGAACTTCTCTTAAACGCTCGTGGTCAAAATCTTCAGTTGACGTAACATCATATCCACAGCCTCTTGAATACGGAGGATCACAATAGAAAAATGCATCTTCAAAATCATACTGTTTAATTAATTTTTCAAAGTCACGATTTTCAATCATAACTTTATCGAGACGTTCATGGATTGCATCAATTTTTAAAGGAACATTTTTTAATGATTTGCAAGCACCACCGGGTGAACATTTAACTGTTCCAAAAGTATTGCCCTTACCTCCAAAAGAACGAGTGATCAGATAATAAAACTGCACAGCTTTTTGTATATCTGTAATCGGGGTTGAATTCATAAATTGGAAGAATATTTCACGAGAACCGAGAAGATACTTAAATTCTTCTTTAAAAGCATTCGGATGATATTTTACAATGCGGAATAAATTTACGAGTCTGCCATCTAAATCGTTGTAGATTTCTAAATCAGCCCATCTGTCTTTATAAAATAAAATCCAACCGCCACCACCGAATGGCTCAATGTATGATTTTATATCTTTAGGAATTAAAGGCTCAATAACTTTTCTGAGCAATCTTTTTCCGCCAACCCAATTTATTAGAGATTTTTTATCAATAGTCATTTCAAACTCCTTTTAAGTTACGTTCAAATAGCGTTCAAACTCTGTTTTGTTCTTCAACCAATCCCGATGCAGGATTATGCGACCACCCGACATCGGGAGCGATTTTTTTACCGGTAAGAGGGTCTGTATAAACAGTAACGGGTTTATATTCTCCCGATTTTTTAGAAACAAGATGCATTTCTTCAGATAAACTTCCGGCAGAATTACTAATTGAAAGATTATTTTTATCAACTTTGTACTGCGAAATTGCATTTACCCTGCATCTGCATCTCCAACCATTCGGAGGGTAAAAGGATTTCCAAAACGGATCATCATAGGGATAAACAAGTCCATTGAGCATTGCGTGTTCGGGTCGGGTTGATGCATCCATAATTGCAACATATTCCCAATAAGGTCTTGAATCCACATTTTCAATCTGAGTCTTATATCTTCCAGTTTGGTATGCAGTTTGCATATTAACGTGGTAGATAGTTTTAAGTCGGTACATTGAACCGAGCTGAACTTTTTCAGCGACACCGTTTGAATCAACTACGAATTGTTCACCCCACCAACCTTTCTTTTGTAGGGTTGGTTTTAATTCTTTTTGAAATTCGTGGAATGTTTTACCCTCGGTCAATGCTTTATCTACAGCGGAGCGAATATCTTTTAAAATATCTTCTCGCATTACTTTTGCAACAGTAAACGTCTTTTTATGTGCATCTTGCCATATTTCGTACCAATCCCAAGAGTATGTGTTTCCTTTTTTCTTGAAATATTTAATTGCTAATGCCGGAGAGAGTTTAAATAAACCTTTAAGTTCTATCATTGACAACCTCTGCCAATTTTTGTGCAACAGATTCAACGACGTTAACAGTTACGGCATTACCTGCCATTTTATATAAATACGTGTCAGCAAGACCCAAGTTTATGGCAACATCAAACATCTCATCAGGGAAACCCTGAAGCCTAAAACATTCACGAGGAGTTAATCTTCGGATTCGGTAATTATCAATTGTTCCCATATTGCAGTTGGTATCCAATGTTTGAGAACAGCCTTTACCTACACGACCTCTACGAGTTTTAGATTGAGGGAATGCTAAATTGATTCCATCGCCGGGGACAACCTCGTCATATCCTTTTTTAGTACCGTTTCTAACTTTGAAAGCACCAAGATTTCCATGGCTTGCAGTTATGTAAGGACTTATTCCGTCAGTCGTATAAACTCTGCTTCCTTGAGGTTTGCCTGTTGATTCGGGAATTTGTTTTAATAAAGGTTGTCTGCATAAATCCGACTGAGTTTTTATCGTTCCAACACTATTGCGTTCTTCTTCAACCCATTTTTCTTTGCTATTTTTCCAGTAAATTATGCTTTTTTTTTGACTTGAGTCATTATTTTCAAAGCCTGTTCCTGTGATAGGAAATATTTTTCCGGCACATTCTTTTCCATAACATCCAACAATGTACACTCTTTCCCTGTTTTGAGGAACTCCGAAGAACTTAGAATTAAGTAGCTGCCATTGAGTTTGATACCCAAGGTTGGAGAGAACTTCAAGAATGGTTTGGAAAGTTTTTCCACCGTCGTGATTAAGTAAGCCTTTAACGTTTTCGAGAATAAAATATCGGGGTCTTTTGTCTCTGAGAATCCGTGCAACTTCAAAAAACATTGTGCCTCTTGTGTCTTCAAATCCACGTCTTTTTCCTGCAATTGAAAAAGATTGACAAGGAAATCCCGCACATAAGATATCGAAATCGGGCAATTCTTCTGTTTTAATATCTCTGATGTCATTAAAAAATAACTCCTCATTTGTATTGAAATATGCTTTGTATAATTTATTTGCATGGACATCGCAATCACAATAACCTATACTTTTAAAACCGGCTCTTTCTAAGCCGATTCTAAAGCCACCAATGCCTGAAAATAAATCAAGAAAAGTTAATTGCTTATTCATCTAAGCCATCACTCCTTCCTTGCAGTTCGCAGAGGAACAATGCTTTTTGTAAATCCTGTTCAAAGGTTTTGCTGTGCAGATTTTTTTCATTGAGCAATTCTTCAAATTCCTCATAGCTATCACAAGTTTCAACTAATGAAAGGAATGGTTTTAACAGTTTCTGAGCCTGTTCGGATAATTTAGTTCCGGAAATAAATCCGAATAAGTTTTCAAGCTGTTCTTGTCCGGGAGTAAGTTCTTCTTTTGTGTCTTCTTTAAATTCTTTAAAATTAGGGGGGTGTGCAGGATAAACATCTTCCCTAATTTCAAAATCCTCATCTTCAAGACCATAATTTTTAATAAAGTATTCTTTTGTGAATTTAACCCCAGTATCAGATAGAATTTTATCTCGTTGAGCCAAAGTCAAATCGACATCTTCGGGAGCATACATTTCAAAGACAGGAACTTCTGTATTTGCGAAATTGATTTCATAAATCCAACTAATTAATTGATTAATAACACTCTCAACCAATTTTTTATCTGCATCAATAATATCCTGCCTAACTTCCATGTGAGTATTTGCGGCGGCATAACTTCCTGTTGAACCTACTTCCGTTGTTAATGTCTGACCGAGAACGGCTTTAGAAATTTCTGCATTCATCTTGTCGATTAATTTTTCGTAAATTTCAGCAGAAGATGATTTATTTGCCTCTTGAATTTCAACAGACGAATCGTCAGGAATTACTGCAATAGCATCTTGCACCATTTCTTCAAGCATATCGGCAAGAGTATCGGTTTCTTCTTTTGATGCTCCACGAGGGTGTTTACCTATTAAATGCGGCATTCCGTATTTTTCAGTAAATATAACCCAGAATTTAAGTCCGCCTTTTTTAAAAGTTACAGACCAAAATACATGAGAAAGTGTACGTTCGCCATAAGGATTGTTATAACTCGGATTATTTTGAGCAAGCAGGAATTTTTTATCAGGAACAATTTCGCCATAATAATTCTCTTTAGTTCTGAATTTGAGGTTATTATCATCATCAAAACAAAACCATTCCGGCGGTTTTGCAACAATTTTTCCGGGCATTATATATCCCGTTTTATCTTTTTTCCATAATATTTCAAGCGGCTGAAAACCAAATTGCGTAGCATCCAAAATGTCAGAAATTAATTTGTGGATATCCAGTTTTTTTAATAGTTTTTCTACCTCTTCAGCTTTTTCGTCTTTATCTAAGCCTCGATTGATTTCCCATTCTAGAGATAAAACTCCAGCTTTTCTTGATTGAGTGCAAGCGAAAACGTGAGGATCACAAAGCAATTCCTTATAAATCCTTATATCTTTGCCTTGCTTACGCAAAACAATATCAGGATCAGGCAGAATATTGGCTAAGGAATAAAAGTTTAATGCACGTTTGCGAGTAGCGATTTCTTCAGTCAAATTCTTTTTTGAGTTGGCTTTTTTAAGAACTGAATCTTCCACTATTATGCTCCCACATTCTTTTTGAAGGTAGCAAGCATATCAATCATTCCAACCTTGTAGATGTTTTGCAGGACATCAATTTCAAAGACTTCTTGTTTATCAACAATTAATTTTGCATAAGTAACGGTCATTGTTGTTTCGTATTCAGCATTCTCGTGCGGTTTTATATTACCAAGAGGAAATTCTTTAAAAGTCCCGATTAAAAATGCCGTTGCAGGAACTTCTTTTATTCTTCCTGTTCCGTTGTAAGTCTCTAAGTTTGCACGAACTTGAATCATTGTTGCTAAAAATGGGTTTGCACAAGTTCTTAAAACATTAGGATAAAGTGCATTCCATTTTATTTTGCACTCAAGTTTATCAATCCCGGCAAAAAATTCAGCAGAGCCAACCATGCCAAGTGCTTTATGTTCTGCCATCTTGTGTTTGATTTGCGGAAGTTGGACTTCTTCAGCTC